ATGAAATGTTTTCAAATATTGAACAGTGAGGTTTTAATAATTAACGAGGAAAAGATGTATAAGGATAGCCCTGATAACTTCATTATTGACGGCGGTAGCTTACAGGCTGGCGAGGTAACATTAAGCGAGGTAATCTATGACGACCAGCAGAGCCATGCTGTCGTAAATGGTGATTTTTGCGATAAACCGATTAAAGCCATCGAGGATAAAATCGCTGCTATTGATGCCTATATAGCCGCTAAAGCTGCCAGGGAATATGCGCCACCGACACTCGAAGAACTTCGTGAACAGGCATTAAACTACCAATATCAAAAATATGATGCTCAAAAGCATGCTATCGTATGGCTACAAGACGGCAGCGGCTACGGCTTCGATTGTAATGACGATGATCAGAACAACTGGCAGGTTGCTTTGACACTTATGGAAAACGATATCACGATGTACAGGGTTTATACAGATAAAAATAATCTGTCTAAAAAGTCATTTTTAGAGGTAACGCGTGATCAGATGATGGAAGCAGGAAATCTTGTAAAAGCGCAGCAATATGCGGCTTACAGCGGATTTGAAAAAGTGAGTGCCGAAATTGCTAATTGCACAACAGCAGAACAGTTAAAACCATATTTGCCAACAGAAAGCGCATAAATACTGCTTTTATAAAGATTGTGTGTGATGAAAATCATCACACACAAATTACTTACGTTTTAACGGCTTTATTAATGGATTTTCAAGGTATTGCTGTAAAAAAATACTTGCAAATTACTTACAAAAGGTCAATAGCCTTTTTTAGCTGGCGTAGATTTTTATGGGTATATGTGCCGTCAGTAATATCCTGTGTAGCATGGCCTAATATTTTTTTGATAGATAACTTATTAGCGCCTTTATCATCTAACCATGTAGCGCAAGTATGGCGGCACTCATGTGGTTTATGTTTGCAGCGAGTAACTTTCATAACCTTGTCAAAGATGCGTAGAAAGCGGTGGTATGTCAGTTGCTTTCCGTCCGGGTCTGTAATAAGAGTTTTCCCTGGACGCTGCAGCCAATAGTCATAATATTGCACGATCTTTTTGCTTATAGGTACTAGCCTGTTTCTACCAGCCTCGGTTTTACTTTCTCGTATCCGGTAAAATCGGGAATGCAATTTTACATCGTTTTTTTCAAGTGCTAAAAATTCGCTTGGCCTTGGTCCGCTATAACACATCATTATTACGATCATTGCATAAGGAGCTAGAGGATCATTACTGTCAGCAAGCGCTTTAACCCTATTAAGCTGGCGGGTATTAAAAGGTTGTTTCGTTTTGGTCCTTTTGGGCAGATCAATATCTACAAATCGTGATATGTCAGCAGTAGGCGGTATGATTTGATACTTAACGGCATAGTTATAAATATTATGATATAGTTGCCGTACTTTTTTCTGTGTAGCATGGCCAATACCTTTGTCTGACAGTTTTTTTATTACGGCCTGTAAATCGGCAACTTTAAGGCTGGTAAGAGGCTTATTGTGCAAAGGCTTGCAATATCCAAAAATTACTTCATAATTTTGGGCCGTGACGCTGGCGATCTTAGCTTTACGCTCGGCCATTTCCAGCTGATAGGCTTCACCGAAAGTAATCAAAGACGGGAGATAAATAGACGGGTCTTTATTGCAATCAGCCAAAAAGATTAAGGCTTCTGCATGTGTTGGAAAATAACCGATGTACTTGGATCTACCGTTAATTGTTTTAAGTACGGCCCAAGGCCTACGACGGCTACCGTGCAAAAAAATAATACTACCAAAGCCATTTGGTAGCTTCATACGTTTTCTTTTTTTAGTATTCAAAATATCACTCTCCTTTAAGGAGCATTATACAGGAGGCAAAAATGAACTGGGAATCTTTTAAATTTGCGGCTATTGGAGCTGCTCAAACTTTAGCACAAGGCTGGTCGTATAAAGCCGTAATAGCGGCAATGTTGGCTATGATTTTGCATAAGCACGCTATATTGTTTTATAGCTTTGCTTTTTTAGTATTTATTGATTGTTTTACCAAATGGGTATCGATATCCTATCTGCATCTAAAAGATAGTGGTATTGAAAATCCGACTATTCTAGAATCTATTAGAGGAATAAAAAAAGCCAGAGCTGCCAAAAAGATAAAAAGTGAAGTTATGAAACACCGTTTCCTTGGGAAAATCGGTGTTTATTTAATTTGTGCGTTGTCTGCAGCTGTCGTTGATGTAGTTATGAGAGTTTTAGATAAACCTACTTGGGCAGTTATGACGGTTATTGGATATCTTGTTGTAACTGAGCTGCTTAGTATTATTGAAAACTTAAATGATGCTGGCGTGGAAGCTATGAGTGGATTAGTCTCTTTTGTTAAAAAGAAACTATGAGAATTGTAGTTGGAATTTGGAAGGAGCGTGAGAATAATGACAATTAAAAGAATCACTTTAGATGAGCTGCGGCAGTTAGCAGCAAGGGCTAAAGGTAATATTGTTAAGATCTATCTGCATTGGTCTGCTGGTCATTATCACCAGTTTTTTAGTGACTATCACTTAAACATTGATAGTGACGGCGCTGTTATGGCGACAACAGAAGATTTAACTGAATATAAGGCTCATACATGGCGGCGCAATTCTAGAGCTATTGGGATTGCTTTAGCGTGCTGTGTAGATGCTGTAGCTCATGCTGATGGGCATATCGACTTTGGCAACGTGCCGCCGACAGAACTGCAGATAGATAGTATGGCGAAAGTTGTAGCTGTATTGTGTGAGGAGCTTGGATTGGACATTAATGCCGGTACCGTAATGACACATGCAGAAGCAGCAGACTTAGACGACTATGGCCCGGCAACTACTTTTGAACGCTGGGACTTGTGGAAATTGCCAGATGTGCCAGGAGACGGAGAACTGAAACCAGGCGGTGATGTTATTCGTGGTAAGGCGATCTGGTGGCATCATAATTGGTAAACTAACTATTTTCAAAATAGAAATAGTTGAAAGGAGGTTTGACCATGGAAAAGATTAAAGATTATATCACCAGCAAACTTTTTTTGTCTGGTATGATTATCGGTTTTACTTTAGGCGCATTGCATAATTATTTTGGGCTGTAGGTTTCAAGCTCTTTCAAGTATTTTCAAGTAAACTTAACTTGACTGGTAAAAATAAAACACTAGTCAAGTAACTTGAAATGGCTTAACCATGCGGTTTATCTAACTTGCTGGTAATTTGCTGTTTCTCGTTTTTTCTCGTACGTTTCTAGTGCGAAAGTAGAGGTGGTGATAAAATATAAATTATATATTTTTTAATTGTTTTTGTTGAAAAAAACTCACATAATGTGTTATAATTTCCATACAAGAATCAGAATAGATATCTTGTAAAATAAATATTTGAAACAGGCTTGTGGCAAAAGTTGGTCATAGGTCTTATTTCATAGCAGGCGGTGCTATTATGGCGACGAAGAGTTTTCTCAAAGACATAACAATTAAAAATAGGAAAAGTTGTGAGGCTTTGGTGAATGCTTTGGAAAATGCAGAAGGTAAAAAAGGCAAAGAAGTAGTCGCATGTTGCAAAGTAAGAATAGCATCACCAGAAGACATAAAAAAGTTTTTTGGAACTGATAAATGACAGTTGAGGGACATGTAATTGTTAGATTGTCTGATTTGATAAATCAGTTTACTAATGAAGAAGGAAATGTTGATGAGCCGGCATTAAGAGAAATATTAAGTGATTTTTCGTGCTCCATGAATAAAGATGTAAATAATTTTCTTCATGATAAAGCTATTCTGTTTAACATGCAAGGCATTGCTAAAACGCATTTAGTTATGGCTTCTTATAAAGGGAGTTTAGTAATTGTTGGGTATTTCGCTTTAGCAACGAAGACTTTTGTTATAAAATGTAATAAAATACCGAAACGATTAAAATCTCGTATTTTAAAATTTGGTCAGTATAATCCTGATTTAGATCAATTAACGATTAGTGCGCCACTCATTGGTCAACTAGGAAAGAATGATAAGTATTCGTCCTTAATTGATGGAAATACTTTATTAGAGTATGCTTGCAGTGAAGTGAAAAAGGTGCAAATGATTGTAGGCGGGAAAGTTGTTTATTTAGAATGTGAGGAAAAACAAAAGTTACTTGATTTTTATGGAGCTAATAAGTTTGTTAATTTTGGTAGTCGACAATTAGAAGCAGATGAAAAAGATAGTTTAAGCGGCATAAAATTAATACAGCTGTTGAGATATTTAAGCTAAAAGCACTTTGCGAAAGCAGAGTGCTTTTTTCTATGGAGGAATAACATGTATGAAAAAATCAAAAGTTGGATATCTAATAATCGCTTTCTTGTTGGTATGGGCGTTGGCGCAGTTCTTTTTCTTGCCTGCTACCTGTTCAGCCGAGCCGGCATACATGATAACGGAAAGCGAGCTGGCGACACTGGAACAAAACTCAACCAGGCAATTGGAAATCAGCAGGAAATTAGCGCTGGAATTACAGATAGCAAGGGAACAGCAGACGCTATCGGATCAAGCATCGAGCGAAGCCAAACTGCAAATAAATCAGCTGCAGAAGCAGTTGACAGAACTGGAAGCCTGGTCGAAGAAGCAGGAAGAATTGCAGCAGAAAATCTTGAAATCCTTGCCACCGTCCGCGCCAGGGGTTCTGCGGGAGATCGGAGCCAAGATTGATATTGATCACTATGTTACAGGTATCAGCTACGGAGTGAGCCGCCGGATAGGTAGCAAATATATAGGATTTCGAGGCGAGTATGATTGGCAAGATAAAAAAACTGGTGTGTGGGTAACATATGCGTACTAAAGAAAGCCTGACTATTACTTAATGTAGTAGTCAGGCTTTCTTTTTTATTATAAAATTAAGAAGTAGAAAAAATGTCGTCTTATGTAGAGGTATAAAATGAGATTGTGGCATGAAGAATTAATACCATTATTACCAAGGCAACAGCTACTTGGGCAGCATCGTGAATGTTGTGCTATGCGAGGTAACGGTTGGGGTAAAAAGCATAGAGTGGTAGATTATGTGTTTAAGCATAGTTTGCATGATCTTGAGTTGTATCATGCAAAGGTTATGCAGGAGATGTTTAATAGGGGTTATAAAGTAAGTAGTGAGTGGTTTTATAGGAATTATAGGGGAAAGCATATTAACACTGTTCCAAATGACTTAATACCTTTAATAAAAGAAAAAGTATATTTAGAACATGATGAAGTATATATGCACGAATGTTTGGAAAATTTAGCGAAAAAGGGAATCATTATTGAAAAATCAAACTTAAGATAAGTGAAACTTGAATTTCTATAAAATAAGCCTGTATATAACATATAGGCTTATTTTATGTAAATGTAAAACTAAACTAAAATACATAAGTGTTACTATATTAAGAAAATAGATAATGCGAAGAACAAAAAGTATATATGTTTGAATGCTGATGATAAAAAATGCACGAATTAAATAAGTATGTATAATACGGATTTGAAGTAAATATTAATAAATATAAAAGTATACTAACTATTTGTTTATTGAACAGAAAAAGTTAAAAATATATAATATAGAAAAGTAAGAGAGCAATATATTGTATTATTGAAAGCTATATAGAGTGAAAGTATATGTGGGGGGGACATGCGTTTGCATGGAACTTTCATAGCCTACCTCTCTCAGATAATAATTCTGAGGGAGGTAGGCTTTTATTTTTACAAAAAGAAAGCGGACTTTACTGGTCTGGTTTAATGGGGGTGAATATGCAAATAAATGTTACTACCGATTATGCGATAAGAATAGTTTTGTATCTGGCTATACAAAACAAAGTCACTACCTCCAAAGATATCGCTATGGCAATGGGGATTCCTAAGAGCTATATTTTTAAAATTACTAATAAACTAATTGCAGCAGGGATTATCCAAAGAATCGTGGGTGCTAAAGGCGGTTTTATATTGGACAAGAGGGTTGAAGAGATATCCATGTATGAAATTTTCAAAGTTATGGAAGCGACGGTGAAGATAAACCGTTATTGGGAAGGAGATGATTACTGTAAATGCTTTGAAACACAAAACTGCTCGTTAAGAAAATTTTATTCCATGATGCAAAGTAGTTTGGAAAACATGTTGAAAGCAACAATGATTAAAGATGTATTGGACATAAACAAGTAAGAGGTGAGATATGCTGGGAAAAGAAACATATTTATTTTTAGAAAATACGAGTAAAAGATGGCATGAGCATCAAAATAAAGCTCTAAAAATGTTCTTGGTTCAGGCATTATGACGAAGTAAGGAATGAAAATAATGAAGTTAGAAGCATTTGAAGAATCAAGTGAAAGGGATAAATGTGGGCATTTAGGCGGATTGGTAATGACGTGCCCGATTTGTGGTAAGGAGTTTGGTTGTAATAAAGCTTACCATGTATATACAGCTTTAGTTAAACGCAGACGGCAGTATTATTGTAGCTACAGCTGTTATAAACAGCGGCCCAATCCAAAAGAAAAAAGGTGATGGAGGTAGATGAAATATGTTGGTTAAGGCATAAAGGTCAAGAAGTAGTTCGGGTTTATTTTATTCTAATAACTTGTAAGTAATAAATTAAACATTGAGTAAAAAAATTTGAAGGAGGGGTCACTTTGAGAAAGAAACTTGTTATTTTATCTGGTCTGATTGCTGTTAATAGTTTGAGTTATGCGTCTGGCTATGACTGGCAGACACCAACTGAAAACAACTGGCATGTTGTTATTGCCAATGGGGAGATGAATTACGCAGATGGAACGATCCTTGGTGGTAATGGTACAGCTGCAGCTCCAGAACCGTCCGTTATCTCTGCGGATAAGGGTGGCGTTGCAAAAATTATTTCCCCAGGGACTCTTAATTTAATAGTTCGTCCAAAACCTGGCATGACACACAGCTGGTTATATGGGGTATATGCCTATTCTTCCACGGGCGGAACTACGACCAGCCAGACGACAGAGTTGACTTTTGATACAAAACTTAATGTTGATATGGAAACTTCTGTTTCCCAAAATACTGGTGGAGAATCTCTAGGCGCAGCGCTAGATATTACGGCTCATGCGACAGATGGTACTGTACCTGGGGCAGGTGCTATTACTAAAGCTAATTTTAATGATGATGTAAATATTAAAGTTGTGAATAAGACGGAAACTACCGGAAGCGGCTGGAATCCTTCCTCTGTGGAAGGAATTTCGATGAGCAGTTTTTCCGGTGGCAGGAATGAAGTCGTATTCAATAAAAAACTTGATATTTCCGGTAGCGTGGATACTCAAAATAAACATATTTACGGTATCAGGTATGAGGATCAGGAAGAAAATGGCAAAGGTAGCCTGTTACTGTTAAAAGGAGATACTTCGATAAATGTTGAATCACTGCATGGTGGGCGTGCATGGGGGGGTATTTCCCAGGCGGCCGGGGGAACACAATCATTCGAAACGGAAAAGGGTACGGCTTTAAAAATCAGGACAGTACAAAAAGGTGGGCAAAACTATGCTGAGGCACTTAAATTTAACGCTTTCAAGATGAATGAAGGAGTCGGTAGTCAGAATGTAAATATACAGGGCCCTGCTGATATAACTTCTGCGGGAGATTATTATGCTGTCTCCGTGGCAACTAATGTCATCGATAACAGCAGACAGAAGATAGTTTTTGGTGATGAGCTTGCGGCTACCGCTGCTTCAACAAAGTTTTGTTACGGACTGAGAATGGACAGTAAAAACGAGGGTGTTTCTGACATTACCGTTGCAAAGGATCTTCGTATAGAAGCTGCTTCGGGCTCAAATGCTTACGGTATTTATGGAACCTCTGAAGCTGCAGGGCATAACTCACTTGCAGTTAACGGTAAAGGTGATATCAAAACCTTAAGTGAAAGCTCATGGGCTTATGGCATATACAATTTTGCGAAGACCGGCGGGATAAGAAATATTGCTTTTAATGACGGGCTGATTATCAACGCTTCTTCAATCCAGGAAAGTGCGGTTGCCATTCGTGCGTTTACTGACGGCTATGAAGGCGGCATGAGTAAGGTAACGGCAGAAGGAAACATAGATATCAATGCTAATGACGGCATCAAAGGCTGGGCAGCCTGGAGCGACGGGAATGGTTCTGAGATTGCTCTTAACCAAGCAGGAAGAGGACTGGTTAAGGGTGAAGGCATCAGTTTTGCTAATAATAGCGGCAGGATATTGTGGAACCTGAACAAATCCGGATCAGTGCTGAAGGGTAATTTGGGAGCGCAGAATAACGGGTTTGTTGAATTAAAAATGGAACAGGAAGGAACTGTTTATATCGGCGCGGCAACAAATAATCAAGGAAATGCATCAGGGAAAATAGACATTCGCGCAATCAATGGATCTGTATGGAAAATGACAGGTGATTCATCTGTTACAAATGTGGTTTTAAATAACGGCGCTTTAATAGACATGACTTATGCTTCCGGGTTCCAAAAAATTGAAACAGACGACCTTCAAGGTGTTGATGGAATGTTCAAACTTGACATAGATGCCAGCACAAATGTTGATAACAGTGACAGGATTTATGTGAAGGGAATGTTTACTGGCAGCCAGTATCTAGATTTAAATGAAGTTGGGCATGGGAACCTTGATGGTGCAGAGGGAACTGTGTTGGCAACAGTAAACAATAACAATGGTACCTTCTTGGCGAAAGATGGAGAAGGAACGCTCTATTGGAAGCGTTATGAACTTGATAAGCAGGTAACTGCTGATACGAGCGGAAACTATACTACGGACTGGTATCTGAAGAAAATTACAAATATAGAGAACCCTACTACCAGCACGGAGATCATAAATGCTTCCAATGGACTTAATTACCATACTTGGCGTACAGAAAATGACAAGCTGTTGCAGCGCATGGGTGAACTGCGTCATAATGGTGAAGAATCTAAAGGTGCTTGGTTCAGAGTGAAGGGCAGTAAGATTGGTCGTGGCGGCAAGTTTGGTTTTGACAATAAATATACTGCATATGAGTTGGGCTATGACGAAGTTGCCAAGCGTACAGTAGATAAAACCCGTTATCAAGGTGCAGCTATCAGCTATACTGATGGTAGCAGCAGTTACAGCAGAGGTAGCGGAGACAACAGCAGTAAGGCGATCAGTTTCTACAATACCGAGATCGGCAGCAAGGGCCATTATCTGGATTTGGTGTTAAAAATCAGCAATATGGATAACGATTTTACAGTGTATGACACTAACAGTAACAAGATCACTGGTGATTTTAACAATACCGGCGTAGCATTGAGTGCTGAATATGGAAGGAAAAATGCTTTAAAAAATGGCTGGTATATTGAGCCGCAGGCACAGTTCACACTGGGTTATTTAGGCGGTGACAGCTACACAGCCAGCAATGGTATTGAAGTAAACCAAAGTGGCATTAAAAGTACGGTTGGACGTGTTGGCTTCAATATTGGTAAAGAAATCGGAAGCAAAGGTATCTTCTATGCTAAAGCTAACCTGCTACATGAATTCGGTGGTAGCTATAATGTTACGATGACCGATAGTACTGGTCGCGTGAAGGTGAGTGACAGTTTCAACGATACCTGGTTTGAGTATGGCGTAGGTGCGGCTTTTGCATCTGGTAAAAACAGCCATGTTTATTTCGATGTAGAACGCAGCTCAGGAAGTGATTTTACAAAAGACTGGCAATGGAATATAGGCGCACGATGGAGTTTCTAA